TAACTTTTCCCGGTAGGCCGCGCTGTGGCGTTTCTGGCATTGCACACAGATTCCGCTGGAGGTGTAGCGCCACTCATGGCCGCAGGCCGCGCATGGCTTGTTTTTGTACTGCTGTTTTTGCTGCTTTGCTGCCTTCAAACGTACTGCATCCATTCCGGTCGCCTCCGCTGTTTGCTGCACTGCACATCTCATGCACTATAGCAAAAATTATAACGGCTGCAACCGGGTTTTTTATAAATTTTAGAAAGGCAAATCGTCGGGCAAATTGCCGAATCCATGATCGCCGGCTGGCGGTGGCGCGTACCCGTTTGACTTGGCTTGCTGGTGCTGTCCCGGCCCCGCCTGGGCATCTCTGGGCGCGAATTTACTGATCAACACGCTGTCCCCTCCTTTGCCATTTAAATCGGGCACTCCGGCCGGGTTGAAGGTCTTGTCGAGCAACCAAAACTCGTTACCGTCATCGCCTGTCATCACACGCCCAACAGTCATCCAGCGGCCTTTTTTTGCCCCGCTCGAATCAATGTATTCGCCCACTTTTACCTTCAGGTCATGCGTCTTTTTTGATGCCATCGGAGAGCCTTTCAATAGTAATTTCAAGTCGCCCGGGTGCTTGCACTGCGCAACGCTCAATTGCCAGCCGGTCGATCTGGCTGTCGTCAAGCATTACACCGGCAAACACCAGAGCATCAAGTGCCGCCTTTAGAACGTTGTCCAGGTCGCGGCGGCGGCGGTCTGGCGGGTAACACAGGATGGCCACGGAAAGCCGGTCTGCAAGCTTGTGCTGATGACCCTCCACGGTCAGTTGATTGAGCACTTTACCGCGGTACTTTCTACCCTGTTCCGAGATCAAATGACGGCCAGCAAGTGGCCCGCTTGACGGGTGCCGCCAGTATTGATTAACGCTCGGCGGCCACGGCAGATCTAGCTCAATTGGTTGCATTTTTTGATTCTGGTTGTGAGGTGTTACATATCTTACACAAACACATAAAAAAACACATTGACACATTAAAAAGCATGTTGCACAATGAACACATAAGAACACAAAACAATTTACAACATCACAGAAAGAAACACAGATGAGCAATGCAGAACTTCAATGGGCAACGAAAGTTGCCGCAATTTTGAATGAAACAGCTACTGATTTCGAGGCAGAAATCTCGCGCTTAGAATACACCTGGAAAGTGCAACAAAAAGGTCGTGAAATTCTCGCCCTGCCTGTTGCTGAACAGAAAAGTGCGATGTACGCACTTGAAATGTGGTTCGGCCTTGACGTGCATCGGGCGATGAACGGATATTTTGATGGTTCGATTGGCGACAAGCGAATTGCAGAAGAACGTAAAAAAGGATGGTCAACTGACTGATTAACAGACAAGGCGGGGAAACCCGCCGTTTTTTGGAGGCATCAATGATTTATTTTTTGTGGTTGTTTATGTTTGGCGTATTAGGCGCGATTTGTTTCGTACTGACAGCTTTTTTTTCTGGGACGCAAACTCAACAAACATGCGTTTTATTGATGGTCTTGTTGCTGGTAGTTGGCTGGATGACTGCCGAATTCATTGACGAAGTGGAGAGCAAAAAAAAATGTTGATCGAAGCAAAGACAACCATTTACTCACTCAAACTTGACGTGACAGAAGCGTTGCCGCCTGGGATGGTCGAAACAAAACTGATATTTCAGCGACCAGGCCAGCCAGATGAAATCGTCATTGAAAAGGTCAGTCACGTTTCTGCGGTCAAGCAAATGATGGACGGCATTTTCAAGGAACTGTATCTGGCCACTCAAACAAAAACCAATTAACAAAACAATCCACAGAAAATGAAAGAACTCATAAAAATCACCAGCCGGTTGCAATGGTTGGCCGAGCGCGCAAAAGACATAACTTCAACGGAAGTGTCCGCTCTTTTCGGACTGTCGCCCTATATGACAGAGTTTGAGCTGTACCATCAAAAGCGCGACAAGGTAATCGTCACGATTCAGGAAAACGAACGTTTAAAGTGGGGCCAGCGGCTGGAGTCAGCAATCGCTTACGGTGCGGCTGAGGACATGGGCTGGAAGATTGCCAAGATGGATGTTTATATCCGCGATCAAAAGGCCCGCATGGGATCAAGCTTTGACTTCGAGATCCTAAGCTCAAGCGACGGCCCCGGCATCTTGGAAGTTAAAAACGTGGATCGCCTGGCATACCGACAAAACTGGCTGGATGATGGCCAAGGGAACATTGAAGCCCCGGAACATATCGAGTTGCAATGCCAGCATCAAATGGCCGTGACAGGCCGCTCTTGGTGCGCTCTGGTTGCCCTGGTTGGCGGAAACGAGCAAAAGATAGTCCTGCGGAATCGGGACGATGCAATCGGTGCGAAGTTGCGAGACAAGGTTATCGCGTTTTGGGATCGCCTGCAAACTGGGCAGGCACCAGCGCCTGATTACGAGCGAGATGCTGAGTACATCATTAAACGCAGCCGGGCAAATGACGGCGAGGAAATGCAGGCCGATGAAGGTCTTGGTCAGTTGATTCGGCTTTATCAATTCGCGGCACGTGAGTGCTTAGACCTCGAAAAGATCAAGGATAAGCGCAAGGCAGAAATCATTGATCGAATCGGCACCGCAAGCCGGGTTTTTACCAAATTCGGCACATTGGCATGTGGGCAAGTGCAAGATGCACCCGCGGTCGTTATCACGCCCGAAATGGTCGGGCAAACAATCAGCGGCCGGAAAGGTTATCGGTCGTTTCGTTTCAACAGCAAGAAAGGTCAGTAATCATGGAAATCAAGATTCAAAAAAACGTGCCGATTCCCGGCAAGGCAAAGAAAACAAGCAAATATCCGTTGGAGAAAATGGCTGTTGGCGATTCGTTTGCCGCACCCGTAAAACCGGCAGGTCTTTACGTAGCAGCTCGCAAGTGGGCAAAGGATAACAACGGGGAGGCCCGCTTTGTAGTGCGCGCCGACGGCGAAGGGTCACGCTGCTGGAGGGTTAAATAATGTCAAACGAAATCACGGCAATTGACAGCATGCGCAGCACGCTTAAGGCAATGACTGTTGAATTTCAGGCTGCCTTGCCGCCGCAGATTCCGGTGGAAAAGTTTATCCGCACCACCATGACGGCAATCCAGATGCAGCCGGGGTTGCTGAATGCCGACAAACGCAGCCTGTTGGCCAGCACCATGAAGGCGGCACAAGACGGTTTGCTGTGTGACGGGCGCGAGGCTGCTTTGGTTGTGTATCGCACCAAGGAAGGCCCCAAGGTGCAGTACATGCCGATGGTCGGCGGCATCCTTAAGAAGATCCGCAACAGTGGCGAGCTGGCCAGCATCGGGGCGCATGTAGTGTATGAGCGCGATCAGTTTGAGTACCAGCTGGGTGATGATGAGCAAATCGCGCACAAGCCGTTCCTCGGCGCAGACCGCGGCCAGCCGATTGCTGCGTATGCAATCGCAAAGACCAAGGACGGCGCAATTTACCGCGAAGTGATGAGCGTGGCAGACGTTGAAAAGGTGCGCGCCGCCAGCAAAGCCCGCGATGCCGGCCCGTGGGTTGATTGGTGGGATGAAATGGCCCGCAAAACTGTTATCCGCCGCCTGGCAAAGAGATTGCCTTCGAGCGCGGATCTTGATCAGGTGCTTGACCATGACAACGAAAACTTTGTGCAAGTTGAGCGCCGCGAGCCGGTCAATGTCACGCCAGCGCCGGAGCAACAGCAATCGCCGCTGTCCAGGCTTAAGGCTTCAATGGGCGAGCCTGAAGCGCCGATAGTCGATATTTTCGAAGCGGTTGAGGTGCCTAATGATCCTAACTAGTCAGGAACTCGCCAGTCGCTGGAAAATGACAGACCAGATCTTGCGGAAGTGGCGCATGGAAAATAAAGGCCCGAGATATTTTAAGCTTGGTGAAGGCGAGAAGGCATCTGTCAGATACCGCATTGAGGACGTGGAAGCATGGGAAAGCCAGCACGATATTGGGGGAAAAAATGAGCCTGAATGACGAAATCAAGCTTGCGATAAACGGTCACGAAAAGGATGGGGGCAAATTGCCACCACCCTCAGACCATATTGTCGATACGCAAGACTGGTGCGAACTCGAAGCCCTGCGCGAGTCCTTGCGTGAGCATATGGCCGAGATTCGTCGGCTGTGCGCTGGGCTTGCGGAGCCAGAGCAGAAGCCGGTGGCGTGGATGCTCATATGTGCTTCTGGCGAGGAAGATGACATTACATACGAAGAGCCATCCGACAGGCTACTTCCGGGCTGGTCGTACAGAGCACTTTACACTCACCCACCCCAGCGCAAGCCGCTGACGGATGAGGAACGGCAGTTACAAAGCGTCAAAAAGTCCTGTTAAACGATGGAGGTGCGCAGAATGCGCGAAGAAAGTGAAATGATTAAAGCCATGAAGCTTGCGCTTGAAGCGTTGGAGTGCATTAACTCCCCATTAAACATGACTGAACTTCGCAGTGTGGGCAGAGCCATTACCGCCCTCCGCGCCGCAATAGACGAGGCATCAATGCAGCGGCTTACGGATGTGCAGCAGGAGATGGAGCAGAAGCCAGTGGCGTGGATTGATAAAGAACGAGGCGCAATCTCTTTCATGAACGGAACGTATGGCCCGAATTGGAAACCAGTCTACACCCACCCACCCCGCCGCGAGTGGAAGGGGCTGACGGATGAGGAGATCGACCGAGTGTGGCGATCTGTTGATTACAAGATTTCCTATGACAACTTCAGACTAGCTATTGCCCGCGCTATCGAAGCCAAGCTGAAGGAGCGCAACACATGAACCGCGAAGATATTATCCGCATGGCGCGGGAAGCGAAGATTGACCAGTTGTGGGGGGATGATCCCCTGACTGATTGGAGTGTAGAACTCACTAGATTCGCCGCCCTAGTCGCTGCTGCCGAGCGTGAGGCGTGTGCGAAGGTGGCAGAAGCACAAATTGAGCAATGGGTAGACGACAGACCGAGATACGCCGCCAGCGAATGCGCCGCCGCCATTCGAGCTAGGGGTGCGAAATGACACACGATGAGTTTGAGGCGTCGGCCAAGGAGTTCTGCGATGAATTTCACGCTAGGCTTGCCGCTACGCAAGACCGGAATGAGATTGAGACCCTACGCAAGACCTTTCGCAGGAACATGGATGAAGTTCGCAGGCTGCCCGCAGCACTTGCGGAGGGTGCTATGCGACGACTGATTGACACTCAAGATTGGGATGAACTCGAAGCCCTGCGAGAGTCCTTGCGTGAGCATATGATAGAGATTCATCGTCTGCGCGCTGCGCTTGCGGAGGGTGCTATGCAGCGGCTGACGGACGTGCAACAGGAGATGGAGCGCAAGCCGCTAACAGAAGATGAGATTGACCGAGCCTGGAGGTCTGTTGATTACAAGATTTCCTATGACAACTTCAGACTAGCTATTGCCCGCGCCATCGAAGCCAAGCTGAAGGAGAAGAACTCATGAACCGCGAAGATATTATCCGCATGGCGCGGGAAGCTGGAGATGATTGGGAGCACACATTGCCGTCAGACAAGGC